TGAAATTGAAAGAGCTGAAATTGATGTAACCACTATTGGTGGTGATCCTGGTCAGTACGTTCCATTTAGAAAGTACATTGCTGGCTTCGGTGATGGTTCAGGTAGTGCAACTGCTTACATGACAAACGAAGATGCTTCTCTTTCTAATCGCATGATTGAAGATGTTCTTCAGCGTCAACAGGTTGGGGCAGGATTCAAGCTTTATACAGACCGTGTATATAGCGGTGGAACGGTAAGCGATACTCTTAGTCGTTTTATCAGCTTTGATGCAACATTAACTTCTGCCTCTTTAGCTGTTACTCCTGATGATGCACAAGCAGTAACAGTTGCTTTCCGTCCTGCTGGAGTACCAACATTTGACTTTAGCCGTTCATAATAAGAACGGAGCTGGAATGTTCTATAAACCCTGCTCTTTTGCAGGGTTTTTTATTGTTTATTACGCTAGAATAATTTCATATAATTTTTTGCTATGTCATCAAGTTCTAGGGCATCACGCTCACCATTAAGAGCAATAGATCGTTTAAAAAAAGCTGCTAACTTAGAAGCTACAAAAAGAGAAGTTGAATTATCTGATGGGACGATATTTGAAATGTGGGTGACTCCTTTAACAATGGCAGAAAGAGAGAGAGCACAAAAAGGAGCTAAATCTGATGATGCAAATGAATTTGCTTTAAGACTTTTGATGACAAAAGCACAAGATGAAAATGGTCAAAGGCTATTTGCTTTAGGTGAAATAGATGTTTTAAAGAATGAAGTCAAGGATGCTGATCTACAAAAATTGATGTTGGCTGTTATCTCAGACGATGAGGAACCACTAGACCCAAAGGATTAAGTCAGGAACTACGAAAAGATAATTTGTTAATGCTTCAGTTTGGTATTGCAAAGGAACTAGGAAAATCGTTAAGTGAAATACGTCAAATGACTGTAGAAGAAATATTAGGATGGTCAGCCTATTTTCAGGTGCTTAACGAAGAGCAAGAGAAAGAAATGCAAAAAATCAAAAGACAGAGGTAAGATAGGTTGAGTTAGAAAACAGAGGTTGTGGCTACTCCGTATCAACAAGTTATAGAGATAGTTAGTAAGGGTGCTACTTCTACTTTAAAAGTATTAAACAATATAGAGAAAAGTTTAACTAATATATTTAAGAAACAAGAAGCAGTAAATAGAGCAGCTTTAAAATTTAATAAGGTTAGGGCAGCTACTAGAAGAGTAAAAGGATCAGGTTTAAACCTTAGTACAAACACACCACTTGAAGGTTTAGACGATAAAGCACGGGAACGAAAATTAGGAAAGTTAAGTGGTACAACTAGAAGATATGTAGTAGCTCTAAATAAAGCCAATAAAGAATTAAATGCGTACGTTAGATCTTTAGCAACGGCTGATGGTGCTCAAAATAAATTTACAGGTTCTAGCAGAAAAATAACAACACAAGTTTCTGCTTTACAAGAAAGATTAAATAGTTTATCTCGTTCCAATAAAGAATATACTTCTACACTACAAGCAACTTTAAGAGGGGAGCAAGCTTTATATAAGGTACAAAGGAATAGAGCTGTTGATGAATTAGCACAGTTTCCAGAGGTACGTTTAAAAAAAGACGGAACACCAGATAAAAGATTTACAAGAACAGGTGTTAGTGATTTAGTTTCAACAACAATAGCTGAATTTGATGATGGAAAAGTTGCAAGATCAATTAATGGTTTAGATAACTATATTGGTAGATTAGAAGCTTTAAAAGCTAAAGTAGAACTTGGAGGGCAAAGTTTTAGGCAGCTTGAAGAACAAATATCAAGAGTTAATCGTGTCTTAGAAGAAGGTCAATTAAAAGGTCAATCTAGCAAAATAGAAGCTGCTGCTAAAGGGCCAGCTACTAAGTTAGATAGCATAGATGCCTTTAGGCAAAAAGAAAGATTTGCATCAGATTTAAACAAAGAAGAAGATAAACGATTACGACTTTTATCTAGGATTAATGATTCAAGTCTTGCTGAAGTTACAAAACAAAAATTAAAAAATCAATTATCAGAATCAGATGTACAACTTCAACAAAAAGAATTAGAACTTGCCAAAGCAACCAATAAAGAAGTTGATAGAGAATTAAGCTCTTTAAATAAAAAGCAACAGAGACAACAGTTCAGAAAAAGCAGAAGATCAGAAGTAGTGTCAAGTGCATTAATTGGTGGTGGTTTTCCTTTCTTATTCGGAGGAGGCCCACTTCAAGCTGTTGCTGGTGCGTTAGGAGGAGGTATTGGAGCAGCAGTAACTCCTAAAGGAGGTTTTGCTGGTTCGATTGCAGCTACAGCCGCTATATCTCAAATCTCGCAAGCAGTTGGAGCAGTAGCAGAATTAGGTAAAGCAATGAATTTCCTTACAGCAGACATTTCAGCTATGACTAAAGCTGCTGGTCTTGCTGGTACAGCAGAAGAAAAAAGATTGCAATTTACTGAACAAGTATTAGGAAAGCAAGCAGCTTTTAATGAAGCAATTAAAGAAATGACAAGTGTTGTTGGTCAAGATGGAGTTGAAGCCTTGCAACGATTTGGAGAAGAAACCAATGCTTTATCTAATGCTTGGAATAAATTCATGTCAAGAGTAAGAGCTTCTCTTGCTAATGCAATTAATAATTCAGGAATAGTTCAACGTATTAATAATATTTTAAATCGAGACTCAGGAATACCTTTTGCACAATCTAAATTTGCTAGTGAACAATTAAGAAATACAGCAGGAAATTTAAGTTCTGTTCAAGCAAGTATTGCAAGTAAGGAAAGTGATTTAGGTGAAGGTGGAGGTATCAAATCTGGAGATGCAAGGAGAGCTGCAATAACAAGATTAGGAAAAGAAACTTATCAAGCAGAGTTGAAAAATTTACAAGTTTTAAAAGATCAAGAAAAAGTTCTTAAAGAACAAATTAAAGATAGAAGTGCTTTAGAAAAAGCAATAAATGATGCTACACAAATTCAAAAAATAGTTAATGAAGCAACTTTTGGTGATATGGATAAACAAAATCAATTGCTAAAAGAAACAATACGATTTGGAGGAGAAAGAGCACAATTAAATGAAAAGATTAGAGAAGTACAAGAAGATCATTTAAAAAATTTACAGGCGGCTGGTCAAAAAATTACAGAATTAAGTCCAGAAGAAAAAGAAAGAGTGGCAGATGCCGTTCGATTAAATGATCAGTTGAGACGTACTGCTGAGTTGTATGAGCAAATAAAAGACACAGTTGCAACAGGTCTAACTAATGCAATTACAGGATTAATTGAAGGAACGAAGACACTAGGAGAAAGCCTTGCAGGTATCGCTAAAAGTATTGCAGGTATGTTTTTACAATCTGCAATTTCCAACATAGTTGGAGGGATTCCAATGCCTGGTGCTCCTAAGAAATTACAAAGAGAAGCACAAGGAACATACATGGCAAATGGAATAAAACCGTTTGCTTACGGAGGTATTGCTACAAAACCAACTCTAGGACTTGTAGGAGAAGCTGGAGAGGACGAATACATAATTCCTGCATCAAAGATGGCTGCAAGTATGCAACGCTATTCAGCAGGTGCTAGAGGTGAAGCTGTAATCCCTGGCACTGGTTCGTCTTATGCAGGAGGAGGTGCAGGAGGATCTACTACTGTTAATTACTCTGGGCCTATATTAAACTTCAACTCTGAAGAATTTGTTCCTAAGTCTGCTGTAGGACAAATTATTGCAACAGCCACATCAAGAGGTGCTAAAGCTGGAGAAGCTAGAACATTGTCTAGCCTTCAAAATTCTCGTAGCAGAAGGAGTAATTTAGGATTATGAGTCTTGTTGCTTTAACTAATTTTATTACTATTACTAATCCGAATGGTTCAGTAGCAAATATTCCTGACAAGTTTCAAAACGGAAGACATTCTCCTGCAATTAGTGGATTTCAATACCTTTCTTTTATTTATCAAGGAGCTGCAAGAAATAGATCTGGAGACAATATGACTTCATCATTATTACTTGCAAATAATGAGTTGAGCATGAATTATGCACAGCAAATTGTAATTAATAAATATCATGTAAAAGTAGAAACTTGGTTGATGACAGAAGCATTTGAAAGAAGCAAAGAATTAACAGAAGAGCAATGGTTAGCTTCTTCTATGTCATACGATCCAGAGGCAATAGAAATTATTCTGTCTTCTGCTATTGATGCTGTTGGTGCAAACGCTCCAGATAAAGTATTAACAAGAGACATGGTTGGAGCTTTGCCAATTACTGGATCAATTCAAAACAGGTGAAGCCACATCAATTAATTGGTCTTCCTTATCGTTTAGGTGCTGATCCAGAAAAACATAAGGCTGGTGATTGTTTGTCTTTGGTTCGTACAGTATTGGCAAACTATGGTTTTACTGTTCCTAAAGGAGAGCGTGATTGGTATCGAAGATTAAGGAAAAAAGACTATAGTATCTTTTTTGAAGAATTAAATAGGTGGGGAGTTGATTCACCCCCTAAACTAGGGACAATTGCTTTATGCAAATCAGATGATGGTTATGGCATGGCAACTTTTTATGAGGAAGGATGGCTGAGTTACCAAAAAACATTAGGCGGCCTGGTGGTGATTTGGTTGCCTTTAAAAGCCCTCATGGTAGAAGGCTGTTATTACCAACGGAAGTAGAATTATGTAAGGTTTTAGGAATTAGTGAAGATGAGTATTGGTATTTTCAAGATACGGTTGCTGCATATAACGGACAAAGACCAGAAGGATATGAATTAATTCCTGATATTAGAGCTACAAACGTAGCTATTGCTCTTGGTTTTGAATCAGCAAAAGCATTGTTTATTCAAATAGGAATAGCTGTCGCTGCTGCAACTGTTTCTTACCTTTTAACACCTAAACCAAAAGAATTAAAATCAGGTGGTAGCAGAAGAACTGCTGATGCAATTGGTAATACTAAATTTGCTCCACAAGCTTCTTTTAATTCAATACAAGAGTTAGCAAATATAGGTGATGCTATTCCTCTTATCTTTGCTAATCAAATTGAAAGGATAAGTTCATCAGGAAAATATATTTACGGTGGCATAAGAGTTAACAGTCAACTTTTATGGTCGCAATTTGTAAGTCTTGGTAAATATCAACAATTAAAAGCTCTTGCTTTGTTTTCTCATGGAACGATAGGAGCTGATCCTGATTACGAAGGATATGCTGTAGGAGATACGCTTTTAAGTACTTATAACGCTCATAAAGTTGGTCTTTATTTTAGAAACGGAAGTGCTTCAACAGATAACAGAATTATTGAATCAGATAAATATTCTGAATCTGAGTTAGTTTTTTCAGGTGGAAACGATCCTTTTGTTGTTGGTGTCCCAAATAAGGCTGGTACACACGTTCCAACATCAACCAGCAAAGCATTTAGTGGAACGAGAAACCCTACAACACAGACAGCTTTTGGTGTTTATTCTCCTGTTCCTAATGCTCAAATTTGCAGATTACCTTATGAATTAATTCGTGATCCTAGAGGTTCTTCTAAAGAATCAATTAAGGACATGATGAGAAAGAGAAAGAAAGTTGAATTTGCTAGATGGCCTACTAGAGCTGGAATTTTAAAAATAAATAATACAACATCTAAAGGACTTTATTCTGTTGTTAAAGATGACGAAATTACATATCAAATAGTAGGAATGGATAGCGGAGAAACTAATGCTTTACAAAGAGTGTATGACGCAGATAAAAATACTCCAGGTTATCAAGTAGTTACTGGAGCTGGTAACGCAGATGCTTTTAACTACAGACCTCATGGAGTTGAAGATGTTGATAATTTAACAACATCAATAAGAGAAAATACAGATTCTTTAATAACAGTTGGAGAGCAATATTTAATTGGAACGGCACTTGTTATTTGCACATCAAATCATAATAAACCTGTCCCTTGGTCTATTGAGCAAACAAAAGAATATGATTTTAAAGTTATTGAACCTGGCGAAGTAGATATTCCTGTTAATGGAGCAGATTTATCTACGCATTGTCAAAACCCAGAATGGTTTGATCCCCCTGGTTCTGATCAAGATAAAGATGCAAGATATAGTTTAAGTGATTTATCTGCAATATTCTGGCAACAAATAATTAGTGGTACTGAACTTAATTATTCTAGGGGAACAAATGATTTATATTATGCTCACGATATTTATACAGCTCAACGAATTGCATTAGCAACTGTTTCTAATAATAGAAAATGTGATGTTACAGAAATAGGAATTAAATCAACTGTCTTTAAACGTATTCGATTTGCAAATGTTAATAGTCAACCAGACGAAGAAGCATTAAAACAAGCATTTACCGATAGAACACAAATACAATTAGGACAAATTGATGGTTATGCAAAAAGAATTTCATTATTTATGTTGCAAGCAAGGCAAATAGGAGATTCTAATTGGACAGATTTAAAAAATACATTATCTAATCATAGTGGTTTATTTGCAGTTAAAGGTAGCACTCCAGAAGCTCAATATAACGCTATAACTATTTCACATCCTACTCGTGATCAGTATGAATATAGATTTAAACCTTTTCCTGGTAATTACATAACAAGAAAAGAGTTATGGGGAAAAAGATTTAATTTATTAGCAACTGATGGAGGTGGTAATGCGCAAGTTTCTCATTTTAATTCCAATACTTCTTTTGGTAATTTTGATATAGCTTTTTCAGGTGATGAAGGTTATACGATTGATCAAGATGAAGCTTGTAATCCTGAATGGCAATTAGGAGCGTCTTCTGTTAGCACAAGTGGAACGGTAACAAGTGTAAGACTTGACGGACAAACACAATGGATTTCAAGCCCAGATTTTAATGGGTCAGTTACAAGTTGCAAATGGGATACAAATAGAGTTATCACAGGTGGATCTCATGCAATTGTTTTGTGGAATGAGATTAGTGCTCCTGCTTGGTCTGCTGGACAAGTTGCAAAAGGTTTACCTGCACATCAATGGCAATTATATGACGGAGTAAGAAGCGATTGGGTTATAACTTTCTTTCCTAACGATAAAGATTCATGGTCACAAGTTTGGTTCTGGCAGCCAAGTCCTGAAAGAAGATTTATTGTTGCCAACCCTTCTACTTATGGCAATCCAGAAAGTAACAATCATAAATTCCATGTAATAGAACAGACATGGCAATGCAAGCAAGATTACGCAACAAGATATGATCATTTTAATGGATCTGTTTCTGTTACTGGAGGTAGTGGAACTGGGTTAAAAGTTGATTTAACGATTCAAAAAGTAAATATAAATCAATTTAATGCAGGGTTTCCTGCTGTATATGAATACAAAGCAACATGGTCGTTAGATCCTAATAATTTAGGAACTGGCTACAACAATGGAGATCAAGTAGTTATCCCTTGGAACGACCATAATGGAGCTGCAAGAACAATTAATGTAACTTTATTAGTTAGTGCTAGACAAATAACAACAAGAGCAGCACAAAACTTTAATCCTTTTGATGCTTTAGTTGATTGGAACGTATATGAAGGAGATGAAAATAGTAATCGTAATGAACCAGAGCATGAGATTGTTTATGTCAACGAAATATTAAAACCACCAGTAAACCAAAGCGATGAAGAACAACCTGCGGAATATGGTGATTTAGCTTTTGCTGGTATAAGAATTAATAGTTCCAAAGAGTGGACAAACTTTAGTCAGTTTTCTGCTTACTTTAAAAAAGGAATAGAAGTAGAAAAATTACATTTTGGAATGGGGCCACATCAATCAAGAGGAGCAACTAATTTATTTCCTGAGATTGCTTATGCGTTGTTGACTAGCACAGAAGTAGGAGCAGGGAAATTAGTAGGAGTTTCATCTGTAGATAAAGATGCAATGACTGACGCTGCTGAATTTTGTTCTAAAAATGATTTTTATTGGGACGGTACAATTTCATCTAAATTAAATTTAAGAGATTTTATTTTTGAACACGCTGGTTATTGTTTATTAGATTTTACAATTATTGGAGGTAAATTTAGTCTTAAACCTTCTGTCCCTGTTGATTCAAGCAATAGAATTAATAGAACAATTTTACCTGATATAAAATGTCTTTTTACTGATGGAAATATTAATGACTTACAAGTTTCATTTTTAAGTCCAGAAGAAAGACAAACATTTAGAGCTGCTGTTCTTTATCGTGGCGAAAATCCAAACGGTTTTCCAGAAACGAAATCTGTTTTAATTGAAGAAAAAATTGCTGGTGGATCAACCGATCCAATTGAAACTTTTGATTTATCTGGTTTTTGTACTTCAAGACAACAAGCAGAGTATTTTGCTTTCTTTGCGATTAGATCAAGGCGTTTAGTTGATCATGGTTTAACTTTTAAAACAGCCCCTCAATATATTCAACATCTTAGCCCTGGTGAATATTTTAGATTAGTTTCAGAAGTCAGTCATACCAGTAGATTTAGAAATGGTGCAAAGTTAGAAGATGGAACAATCGTGAGTAAAGATGATGTTGCTGGATCGGAAGATATTTTGTATTGGGAACCTGGGACTGTAGGAGTTAAATCATCAACACTTTCTCAGGCTCCTAACGGTGTTTTATTTACTGTTAAAAATACAACAACAGAGAATAAGGTTTATAAATGTGAAAGTATTTCTTATGGTGAGGATGGATTAATTGAAGTAGCTGGTAGCTATGCCCCTACAGAAACCAATGGACAACTTTCCGTTATGCAATATTGGGGCTTAAATGGAGATATTACAAATTTCAATATTACTGACGATCAATGACAACTGAAAAACAATTTCCACAGATTAAACCAACTTCCAGAAGTTATAACCCTGGAACGTATCCAAGTACCACGTTTGAATCGTTAGATGGTACAAAGACACATTTACGTTTTGGTAATAAACGAGTTAATGCGACTTTGACTCTAGGTTTTTCAAATATTTCTGATGCTGATGCTGCTTTGATTTTGGCTAATTATGAAGATGTAAATTCTGATTGGGATTACGTTACTTTTGATCGTGGTTATGCTACTTCAGGTGTGACAGACACTAGCCTTTTGGCTTATTTAAAAGAGTCTGGATCAAGTTTGAAATGGAGATATTCTGCCCCTCCAAGTGTCACAAGTAGTTTTAAAGGAAAGAGTAATGTTAGTTGTAGTTTTGTTGC